ACACCAGGACTCGTACTCCTACACTCACCTTTTCGACCATGGCAGTCTTGCACAAGTTGGACTATCTGGACTACTGGTACCCACCCCGGGGATGAGCAATGATGTCACCGGCCCAATACCCGGCCTAACCAAGCACCTCTCCCCACAGGGCTGGGTGTTCATTCGCGTCCACTACAGTTGCGACCCATCCATGCGGGACCCCGCGAAACTCAAACGTGTCGCCAAGGTCTTCGGCGGCATGGGATCGCCCATGTGGAAGCGCGAGATGGAGATTGACGCCGAGGCTCTAGGCGGTGCCTTAGTCCACCCCAAATACAGTGAGGCCATCCATGTCATCCCCGATAAATCCATACCCGAGCACGGCTGTCTCTTTATGTCCATTGATCCTCATCCACGTACCGAGCACGCTGCCCTTTGGATGCTCGTTACTCGCGAGTACGACTTCTATTTCTATCGAGAGTCCTGGCCATCGAATGTTTATGGTACTGGTAGACGGCTCCGTGACGAGGATGAGTGTAACCGTTACACCGTGCGTACCTACGCCGAGTACATCGCCTTCGTAGAGGGCAACGAGATCGTGGCCACTAACCCGGGTACGCCATATGAAATGTACCAGTATACTCACCGGGATGGTGGCGAGAGGATCGTATCGCGTCTTATGGACCAAGCAGGCAAGGGGTTTCGCATTAGTGGCGAGGGCACCCCGGACCTATTCATCTATGACGAGTACCGCAAGTATGGGATATATTGCCAGGACCCGCGTAAATCACATGCGGTTGGTAATGACAAAATCGACGAGCTACTGGAACCCAAGCCCTGGCGTAATACTACTAGGCCACGCCTATTTATCGCAGAATCCCTACTTGAGTTGCGTGCTGAATTTCGCAATCACCGCTATGCGACCACATCGACGTCACTCGCCAAGGACCTCAACCAGCGTGTATCGCAGTTCCGCACCCACATGCTGGACAATACCCGCTACCTGCTTAGTGGTAACATATTCTACACCGAGATGATGGCATCGAACCGTTACCTCATCTCCAACCAGTTCTCCTCGCCGCAAGTATTGCAAGTTAGTCACTAACAAGGAGTCGCCATGACCGAACAAGATCGCATCGACGTCGCCGGGGGTGGCCCATATATACCCAGCGGCAATGTAGACTTCTCCCAAGGTGACCACGACGACGACCGCGCCCGTAACATGGACGACCGCATTCATCGCAGCGAGAACTGGCTGGAGAACAACTTCTGGCCCGTGTGGGAGCGCACCTGGGAGTCATATAGTGGCTTTCGCAAGCCCATAGTACTGAACGACCCCACTATGGCTGCACCGGGGACATTGGATGGGGCATTTGCCAGTGATAGTGTCGCAATCCTCCGTGCCGCATCCAATCGTGTCCAGCGTCAGGACCGCACTGATGGCCTGCCCGTGCTGTGGAACGCCTGCCAGCGGGTGGTCGCCCGGGTCAATGCCAACGTCCCCATCATTACGTGCAGATCCCATGACCCGGCACGCGCCGACCGCCTATCCGCGTCGTACATGTACTTCTACGACAAGGCGCAACGTAAGTCCCGGGTAGTGAACAAGACATTGACCTCCACCTGGATCACCGGCTGGGGTCCCAATAGCTGGGGCTGGGACGACACGACGATTAAACGTGTACGGCTCGTCCGCCCAGAGCGCATGACCGATGACATGATTACCGCTGTCCTTGAGACATACAAGCCGCAGCTAGCCACCATCATCGAAGACATCGTCACCGCCGCCGGTATCGACCCCAATGATGAGGAAGCCATGGATGATGCATCGTTGCAAGCGATCCCGGTATTGGCTCAACAGTATGGGCATAAGGGTCGCCTACGTCTCATCTATGACGAACGTGGCTACGTAGGACCCAGTGTCAAGTACACGTTCCCGGGCGACATCTTCCCCGAGCCAGAGTTCGATACCCTGTCAACCTGTGCGTATGTAGGCGAGTACATGCGGGTCGGCATCGAGTGGTTCCAGGAACTCTACGAGAGACACAAGCTCCCCGATGGCAACTACGACCCGGAGCTGGGTACCCGTATACAACGTGTCATGGACGAGAAGCCCCATGGTGACGTCCGCGCCATAGGTTCCCAGAGTGAACGCCTGCGGGGAAACCTGTACAATCTCATCAAACGCTCCACCTCCAACAACCCATCCAACGAGGGCACCAACGCCGACGACATGGAGGTACGCTGGGGCGTGCATAAAATCGAATACCCAGGCCGTGGCGGCGAGGACGCAACCGTTGAGTACAAATGCGGCAACATCTGGCTGGGCCACTTCTACTACCCGTTTCTAATAGGTGATGGTAAAGTTGCCCGTACAGAACTACGCATCGTAGAGTCCATCCTCGGCGGTATCGGCGAATCGCCAGCGCACCACATTGTATCCCTGGCTGACATGTATGCCCAGTCATTCTTTCAACGCCACGATCTCATTGACGCCATTAGTAGACCCCTCCTATGGACCGATGATGCAGCCCTGTGGAGCAACCCCGAGTTCTTTACCCGTAATACGTCTGGTTTCCGGGTCGTCTACACCAGGGGCGGGGGGAAGTCGTTTGGTTTCGAACAGTCTGGCCCTGCTATTGCCTCTGCGCTATCCAGCATGAACAGTGATGAGTCGGCAATGAAACTCATCCAGTCCACCACTGGTGACTCCAACCTTGGCAACATGGCGGAACTCACCCCCGGCCAGAACAACACTGCCACCGGTGCCAAGATCATGGACCGTAACACCGCGATACTCTCTGGTCAGACCACGTCCATGTTCGTGCAGAAAATCGGTGAAGACTGCGAGATGATGAGGGAATTGTTACGTAGTGAACTCAACGAGGATCTCGCACTGGATCTAGGCCAGTACCACATGCTCAGTGGGCAGTCGGCGAAGTTGCAAGAAGTCGATGAGTCAATGGTGACCATGGAACCGGAAGACTACGAGGATGATGGAGAAATTATCATAGACTCCACCTCCATCTTCCCCGACGCCAAACAAAACAAGGTCAACGAGGCGAATCTAATATACGGGCTGGCCAAAGAAAACCCGGACAAGATGCACATCGACGAATGCATCAAGGACGTCCTCAAAGCCATGGGCAAGGGCAAGGACATTAGTCGCATTATGATCCCGCCGCCGCCCCCGGGCAGTGAAGAGGCCAACGCTCAGGCTAACCCGATGGAAGCACTCAAGGGCGCACTACAGGGCAAAGGAGGCCCACCGAATGGACAAGCAAACGCTGCACCCAACCAACCTGGGGGACCCCCACAGGGACCAGCCAACACCAACCCAACTTCCCCTGTTCCAGCCGGGGGTGCCGCCGGAAATGCCAATGGGGTACCCGCCACTAGTGTTCCAGGAACAGCCGCCCCGGAACTGGAAGGACAGCAGGCAAGTCATGGAGGTGTACCGCTTATGTAGGCCGCTGCTGGAAGACTACATCGCAGATCGCCGTAGCTCACTCACCCAGGAGATGGTCACTGCTGCCCTTGCCGGTAACCATACAAAGGCCACCGTGTGTGCGGCGCAACTCAACCAGCTAGACAGCCTATTAGAATCCCTGGAGATGTTCATGACCCAGGAACTTGCTATACGTAGTGCGTCGGCATTTATCTAAACGTGTTACAGTAAACGACTGTTAGTGACTAACAAAGGAGAACAGAAACCACATGGCAATGCAAACATTCGGCGACCCCACCGGCACCACCACCATGGACGAAATCAAATCCATAGGCAGTGACCAGCCCAACATCATGGAGGATGCCACCGAGGAGTCCAGTAACCCAGACGCCCTAGACGAGGACGGCAACCCAGTTGAACAAGTAGAGGGCGAGGGCGACCAAGTAGACGACGAGGGCGAGGCCAAGCCTGCCGCACCCAAGCCATCCCGTACTGCTGCCCCTGACGCCGACCATCGCGCCGCCATAGCCGACGAACTGGGCTACGACGTCGAGAACCTCACCCCCAAGCAGGCGTCCATCATCGAGGAAGTAATCGCCACCTTAGCTGAGTCTGAGGCTACCGCAACCACTACTGCCACTGCTGAGGAGTCCCTTACCGAGATCGAACGTGAAGTCCGCACTGCCCGTGCGAAGGCCAGTGAAACCCCCGCCACCCGTGCTACTCCCCCACCTAGTACTCGCCCACCTGCCGATGCGCGAGACGCCGACCCCATAGTGCTAGATCCCGCATTGCACTACACCGCAGAGGCCCAACTCTACAGCGACTCAATGGATGCGCGTCTCAGCGAACCGCAACGACGCCGCGCCTTTGAGGAACTACGGGAACACCGCCGCTACGAGTTTGCCAAAGACCTCGTCTTCAATCTCAAGTCCCCCGTGGTACTCAACTACCTCAAAGAGCAGTTACTCGCTGATGTCGCACCTAAGCTGGACCAATTCGACAACCTCAACAAAAGTGCCACTCAATTCCGCAGTAGACAAGCCGCCGAGCGTTCTGCTATAGTACAGCTTGCCAAGCTGGAAAAAACAGACCCTGACATCGCCGAATTTGTC